GGTGTGACTTGAATCACCCATAGTTACTTTAGCATCCTGCCGTTCGTATAACGCTACATAGTGTGCTGCTAACCATCTCTCGATCTCTTTCAAGAGTGGTGCACCCAATAGTCCCAATGTAGCGATGGTGTCTACTTGCACGCTTGCTGTCTGAATGAACGCAGAAAGGTCTTCGAGTTCAGTATTTATAATCCGCTTGATGTCTAATGTCTTCACCCTACTCATATACGGCCTCCTGCATTTGGATGGACTGTAAAACGCTTATATTCGACAGATAATTGGTAGGGGACCATTACAGCCCCCCACCGTTGGTTTTAATGAGACTTCTCTCTACGTGATGCTTGAATCGAACGCAACACCACAACGACCATCGTCATCGGCCTTGATGCGTGCGGCAATAGCAGCCAGCACCTTAAAGTCGGTAGACATTCCGCCGTTAGTGGGCCACTCAACGACCTTGAGATCGATCGCAGTAGACAAGTCCACAACGCCACGGGTCATCTCCACTAAGACAATGTTGCCGTCGGAAAGCGCATCGGAGACTTTAACATCTTGGATACCCTTCATAGACTTAACAATGTCATAGTAAGTGATCCCACCAGCGCTTGAATCACGCTGTCGCAACGCAGCCCATTCATCGGTATGCACGTACAGGATGTACGGACCATAATGACGGTCTGTTTCGAGTGCCTTGATGAGGATTACAACATCCTTTTCGATGTTGGTTGGAGTCGTACCCCAACTACCAGTGCAGGAGACACTATTAGAGTTGGTGTAGTTGATATAGCCGGGGAGGCTATTACCACCAGCAACCACAGCGCTACCGTTAAATAGCGCATCCTCTAACTTCTCAATCACACGCTGAGTCGCATCGGCAACGAGAGTGGTATCGAAAGGAGTACCATTACGCGCCATGGCGGCGAGGGTCCGTGCGTCAAGACTGAAGTCTACAAACGTCAACGGGATAGGAACAGCAACCTCATTGAAGGTCACCTTGTTCTTTGCACCCGGAGTTACTCCACTCATGGACTGTTCAGCGTCAGCGCCCTGCGACATCGTCTGCCAGTAGTCATAGATTACTCCAAGACCTCCTGGAAGATTACGCACAAGCCCGCCACTACGCAAGTCCGCAATACCGTTCAATCGCTGTTTAGCGATCTCGATCACGGTATTATCAATAGCAATCCAGGCATCGTGGGGAAGGGCAGCGTTGGTACGCAGTGCCTTATCGATATCCCAGTTGTTAGCCTTCAATACCTGTAGGACGTTGCCAGTCAAAAGGCTAGAAGCATCCGTAGTTATTGCATTAGGCATTATAGCACCTCCACTTTGACAAGTTCAATTGCATTAGCGGCAATAACCTGTCCCGATATAACCTTAGCAATCGCTTCACCCGCAAGTGGCGATGCAGCATACACCAAGAACCCAGCACCGTCAGATACTAGATAGTTGGTCACGGCAAGCGTAGAAAGCGCTGAAGCAGTAGCATAGGCGTAAACCTCGTCACCACGCGCAGGGGTGATGTATGGAACCAATGCACCACTGTCGTAAGTGCCATCAAACTGAGTATCGTTGGACTCAACCACTATCTGCATAGTAGGATCGAGTGTAGCTGACAAGACCCGAATACGAGTAGAACTGGCGCGTTCCACTAACATGCCAGGAAGAACAGCGGCATCCATGATCGTTTCCTTCTGAATCGGTCCACCTGCTACCGACCGAATGAGGATTGTCTTCTGAGACATACTATTTCACCTCTTCTTTGTTAAGGATCACTGCTGGTGCAGCAGGAACCGAATCGGAATCTTCATTCACGACTGGTAGCCCTTTGCCAACATAAGACCCAGGTTGGAAAACTGCGGACAATTCGGTGAGTGCGCTAACATCCAAAGCCTCTAGCGTCTCTTTCTTAATGTTACAGCCCTCATTCGCCACAAGCGTATCAACCAGCGCAGCCTTCTCTGCGTCAGCTTGTGTCTTCAGTTCATTGATGTGGTTGATTACCTCTACAAGATCAGTACCATTAGCCTTCAGGTACTCATCTACAGTGGTGTCACCAACATTGGTAACAGCTTCGTCGCCAGTCTTTTCCACGTTCTCGATCTCCTCTGCTTTGTTATGGTCCGCTATCCACTGTAGAACACCTTCATCGGCGTTCTCAAGTAGACCCTCTGCGATCTCGATACTCTGATCGCGCAGATCTTTTACCAACTCTTCTTTCTTCGACATTGTGTTCACCCCCAAAAGGTGTTTTATCTTGTCGATTAGGCCCGTATTAGGCTTATCGCCCTCTGACTCGACGCGTAAACTCTTATCCGCCTCTCTGGTATCTGAAACATTATCCCTGACAACAGCATACCCCACTGTGCGCTTAACTTGGATTGCTGGACCCAATGTTACCGCACCAGCATCACCTATCGTGTATGGGGACTGATAGTATAAATCATTGTACTCATATACAACGAAGGTTTCATATACGTCAGCTACCCACGCATACTCTCCTGGTTCAAATGTGTTAGCGATAGCCTTCTCGACAGCAACGCGCCTATCGTTAATGCTTTCGCCCTCGCGCAGTTGCACCTTCAATATATCCACTTCATCACCTGCCTCATTAGTTCTATTAGCGCCACACCCATCAGCTAAGGAACATGCGCCAATATCGGAGGGAAGCAATGCAATATGATCTGGCTTCAGGTCTGATTGTACTCCGCTATATTCCTTGTTGTTGTATATCCCTGTTTCATCAGAGAGATTAACAAAGTAAGCCGTAGATACCTCTACTAGATCTCCGTTCTGCAACTTCTCCAGTGTAGTTAATGCAACACCGCCAAGGGTGGTAGACTTCTCAACATCAATCCACAACTCACCCTTCAAGGCACCGTCATCATAGTATGCGTTATAGAAGCGGCCAATAGCTTCTGTCTTGATAATGGATAGGTTCTTAGCTGATACAGTCACACCATTCATCTTGGGGTGCGTTATGCACACAGGAACGTCGTTCCAATACCTGACAGACGCCTCTATAGCGTCAGCTACAAGTAATTCTCCATTCAGTACACCGGCTTTAACAGCAACAACTGGAACTACGTACCAAGCCCTACCATCCAATAACTCATCTCTGCCCTTGCTTGTCGCCATGAGGCGAAACACACGTTGCTTTGCCATGTTATCCTCCAACGAAGAAGCCTCTGATAAACGCCGATGCGGTAAATGCCGCTAGAACCGACATGCCCCACGCTATAACCTTGCCGTGCCATGCCACCTTGGCCACAAGCCCACCACCGTCACCATTACCATAGACTGCCTTATGACATGGTGAGAATATATCCATCATGTCCGCCTTAATATCACGCCGAAGGGTTGCAGTCGCATTACTCAGGTCTTGTATGTCATCCTTTAGGTCGGAGGTAATATTCATCAGTTCTTTTATCTGTGCGTCTTGTCTCCCTTCTGTATAAGGAAGCTTACTTTCCATTGGAGTCCCCCTCCATCTCTGCTGGCAGACCCAGCATAATACGCTGTTCAGACATGGTTAAGAGGAGGCGAGGATCGCCATCCTTGCCTATCATGTTTCGCACCGCGTTAGCGTTTAAGGAATGAACCTTACCCAACTCGATTTCATTTAAGTAGAACAACGGTTCCCAGCCAACAGCATAGACGCCACCATTAGGTGCGGGTAGCGCATTGACGGATATTAGTCTATCAATGAATGCACGCAGTATTTGTGGTTCAGCATATTGTATCTGACGTTCAGCTATATGACCAAGCCAATTTGCTTCATCTTGTGTGGATGCGAGATCGCCCCGTTCGCTACCAAGTAGTATCCTCTTAGGGATTCCTTTAGTTCCAGATATGATTGACATAACTACGTCAAATGCAGCGGTAGGGTCTATCGTATCACCCTTTAACTCCTGCACGTCCATTCCTTCTGATACCATGATACGCTGCAAGCCGTGGATGAAGTTCTGCCACTCATCTTTAGCGGCGGTTATATCTCCGGGCGATAGTTCAAATCCTTCTTTAGGATTGATCGCGTAACCCTTAGCGGCAGATTGCCAATAACCTTCCGCTGAAGAACCAACAATCTTGTCTAGGTCTTCCAACCTATTGTATATCTTCTGTAGCCTTGGTTCCCCATATACCTCGTTCTCAAGCAACCCTTCAGCTACGTGAATAATCCTAGTCCAGTGTACGTCCTTAATGCCCAGTGCATCTTGCCCGTTGATGTCTCCGCCAAGATTGATAGAATACATTATGGGCTTTCCAAAGCGAGGATCATTAGGTTCGGCTGACAATGACTTAACATCAGCGTATAGCTGGCTGAAACTCGATAGGAAGATTATATCATTCGGGCCAGATAGGTGTTGAAGCGGTTGACTCAACTCTCCACCCTTAGCCCCTATAAGTAATACACCATACTGCCCTACACCAGCAAGCCTATCAACTCTTTCAAGGTAGTTGAATACTGACAACTTATCAATCAAGAGAGTCAGTTGTGTCATAAAGTCAGACTTACCTTCCGATCCATCTGTAATGAGGGGCGTCTTACGCCATGTAGTCTTGGCTGGCGCATCTACAATGACTGATGCAATACCCCTACGGTCATACATTGAGTGGTAGTTTTTGATGGACGGGTTAGTCGTGTATCCGAGAACAGTATCAATATCGCGTTCTCCATTGTACTGCATACCGGCAAGACGCGACAGCAATAGTCTGTTGTACTCAATGGAATCTGCGTTCGCCCTAATCTTCTTAGAAGCAAACCTCCCATTAGAGTCGCGTAACTGTTTCATAACTGTTCTCCTATTGACTTATCTCGTGTGGCGGAACTGACACACAACCACGTTTATGTGGCAGTAAAGCCGGTTATCTGTCACACAACCACGACAAATATCCCCACGCTGTGTAGGGTGTTAGTAATGCCGTAAGTGGACATAATGTGTACACTACTGCAATCTTAATACGTCCTAGCCCTTTTCTTCTTTCCACCTAACTCGAACAACTCACTCATACAATGTACAAGTGCGTCAAGTCTATTGGGACTAGGCATTGGGGGGCCTGTCCACGTTGTTTGTTCCTTCTCTAACTCTGTGAAGATTCCAACGTGATGTATCCTACCCTGTATGTACAGAGAGGACACTGGTTCAGCACGACCCCGTTTGGACTCCCTCGCGTTAATGCCTTTGAATGATACATTAGGATCTTTTGTGCGCAACAAGGACTCTATCCAATCTCCGCCTTGGTTTATCTCAGCAAGTACCTTGTCGGCGTTCCATCTTTCATACGCCTCTAGTACAACATTAGCAGCTTGGTCGGGTGTGTATACATCTGAGAGGTCTTCTAATACATATGCGTGCTTATCAGCTTTCTCTATCCCTTCGTCATTGTATATCGGTGTCCCAGTAGCACAAACGAGAATGCCGTGCTTATCGCTGGTTGACTTAGAGGTGGTAGCTGGGTCCCATGTTATAACGACTCTAAACAGTTGCGGGGCCTCTGCAACTCTCAGTGATTCAATCACACCATACTTCCATAACGCACCAGCAACATCCGCCGCTGGGTTCTGCTGATATGTAGCCTGCCATAGCCTTTCACTGGCTAATGCTTTCCTAGTTGCTTCGAGGCGCTTTAGCGAGAACCTACCAGGCCATAGTGGTTCACCTACCTCACGCCCTAGAAAGTCATTCTCTTCAGCTATCGCCGAGAGGGATATGACATCCCACACTAATCCACTTACCTTTGCTTCTTCTAACAGTTGTCCAGTTAAGTCATTGATAGACCATCTCTGTGCTACTAATAGAATAGCCGCCGATGGTGCCATCCTGGGAAGGAGAGTCGTCTTGAACCACAGGAGTAGTTTGCGCTGGTTCGTCGGACTCTCTGCTTCCGCCATATTCTTAATCGGATCATCTATAATCGCAAGATGCGCACCTCTGCCTGTTATAGGGCCTCCCGCCCCAGCCGCCTGAACCTTGCCATGATGGTCCTTGACATGCCATAAGCCTACAGATTTAGTGTCTCCAGCTAGTTCTATGTTGAATAAAGGACTCGCTACATCTCGAAAGATCCTCCTCGCATCCCTACTGAGATCTGTCGCCAGTCCAGCGCCGTAAGATGTTAGGATCACCTCTTTGTTGGGGTTTCGGCCAAGAAACCAAGCAGGTGCATTACGCGATATGATTTCGGACTTGCCGTATCGCGGTGGTAGTGATACCATGATCAGCTTGACTTCGTCATGTTCACCGTTAATCCATTCTTCTGCTTCTTCCACCTTCCCACACAGTAAGTCTAAATGTGGACTGTGTTGCCATTCTCCGCGCCCTGCGTACTCGCAAAACGAACTCAGCTTACGTTTGGCTAGTTCGCGCAACACTCGCCTCTCCTCTGCGGCAAGCATCTCTTGCGTTAATATTCTGTCTCCCATTTTCCCCCTTTCCCGGCGGCCAATCGCTTTACGTGCAATTGTAAGTTTATCGCAAGGATAGGGCTGTTCAGAAAACTACCCTATTTCAGTTTTATCCCCACTGGCGCAAGTAATAGGGTTTGAACCTATGATTTCCGCAGTGAAAGTGCGGCGTCCTAACCAGGCTAGACGATACTTGCGTGCCTGCGTGACTCCGATGCGCAGCCCCGGTAACTATGTTAAGCCTGGAGTAGGGTCTCCCGTATAATCTGGCGTAGCAATCACCCCCTATTCGTAAGTAATGTAAGAAGGTTCTGTGTGCGCATGATTAGGTACTGGAGTACTCCGCTACGCTGAATGCTGTTTACAATCCACATTCCAACTGCTAACTCAAAGTTTGTTTCCCTCATACGGTATCACCTTCCGCAGCAGTTCTTATACTTCTTACCAGACCCACAGTTGCATAACTCATTCCGCCCGGGCTTGTCGTGTGATACCTTCGAGTAGTACCTGGATGGAACGAACTTCCATGTGGCTGCCTTTTCTACGAAGCGTAAAGCACCGGGAGAAGGCCCTTCTCGTGGTTTAACGGCCTCGCCTATCCTTCTATTAACCTGAGTCCTTCTGCCGTTACTTGCTGGACCACTCATTTTAGTACAGCCCTTTAGCTGAGTGAATACCAGCGTTCCATAAGTCTAACTCTCTCTGCGCCTCTGCTTCAGCTATATACGCCTCGCGTGATGCAACCCTGTTTGAGTTATCGTCCATTCCACTAAGTCCGGCCTTGGTTGGTGTGGTAATGCGAAAACTGCTACCGTTGGATGATTCACTTAGTACTGTTATGCCTACTACCGTCATCTTCTATCTCCTCCCTTGTATCCCACGCCTGTATCGCACTTAGCTTGCCACGCCTTCCTGGGCCTAGCGCACGACACGTCCCGCATATGATATGCCATTCCCTGTACACAAAGGCAACCCGCAGCGTGCCGAAGCCACAAAAGGGACATATATTATGCCCCGGTTCTAGGTCAATCGCTTTCTGCATTACCCGCCTTTCTCAGTATGGCTAGTCTGGCCTCTAGTTGATCGTTGGTCAAACCGGACAAGTCGTTGGTAGCTATCGGGGCACCATCGGGACCGCTAATCTCAAGCTTGGACTTCTCAACCCAGCCGTGATTGCACTTGAGGTCAAAGATGTACCCAGGGCCATACCCATCACCATCAAGCATGTGGGTTACCTTGTTTGCTTCACACCTTCCTTTAGCCTCTTTTATCGTCAGAGAAAACTCTGGACGTGATTGGTATTCCAGCAAGCTTCTTGTCGTCATTCCAAGCGCAATAGCTAGTCCCTGTATGGTATAAGCCTCGGGATGTAGTACAGAGATGAGACCGCCATCCTTCAATACTATATCCTTTGTCCTCGCATCGCATTTGTTGAAATATGCTTCAATCGCTTCTTGCATATCTTCAACTGAGTTGAATATGCGTGGACGGCCTGTTACCATTACTATACCTCCGTGGTCAATTAGGTTCTTGTGTGACTACACTGAATACTACTCCAACTGATGCTTTCTCAAATACATCAAGTCTAGTAAGTATTTCTGTAAGTCTAGTAGTATTTCTATCTGCCCTATCATCAGCGTATTAAGTAAGCTGAGGTATGAGGCTGTATCGCCATGGCTTCCAACGCGATGATCCTCGGCGGCTAGTAATTCTAGCCCCATTATCCTTGCAGAGGATTCATTAAGCTTTGAGGTGATACAGGCAAGTTGGGTGTGGGTGTTTGCTACTTCTTCTCTCATCAAATCTACTATTTCCTTCTTGAATCCCATTATTCGCCCCTTAAAAATGTTGAGAATTGCACAGGTAGACACAAAACGTCAACTTTCGCGCTTTTCAACACGCCCCACCAGCGAGGCGGCCTCTCGCCTAAGGACCAAACCGCCTCTCTCTTGACTTCGTTAGATCGCTTCAATATAGATGAGACAAGTTGCCGAATCGGTATTACCCTCGTTGTCCTTGACTGTGAGAGTAAGGGTATACCATGCTTCTTCTTCCTGTTTGATGTATGTGTGTTCCGCATACATAGCCATAGGGGTGCCGCGAACGAGAACGATGCTGTTGGCATAACGTTAGCTGCGGGAATAAGCGACTCACACCCAAACAATCCTACAACCAGCACTATTAACGCCAATAAAAACAATGACTTTTTCATTT